ATAACTTGGAAAAGCCATTGTTACTTTGAATAAATTAGGTCTAGCACCGCCACCCACTAATTGGGCTTTCATATCATCTACGCCTAAAATAGCCATCTTTAATTACCTCCTGCAATTTCACTAAACTCGACACCAGTTCTTGTGGCAATAAAGTTTAATGTGATATAGTTAATAGAGCGAGCAGGCTTAACATAAATATCAGCAACAAACTTATTGGTATCAATAATTGCTCCTGTATTGTTTGTTCCATCACAAACTACTTTAAAGTCTGTAACACCTCTTCGTCCTTTAACATCACGTAAAAACGGTTCAACCATATTTCTGAATTGAGCCCTTGTAAATTCATCATTAAATTCGAATAATGATGCTTTAGATGCTACACTAACAGCTTTCTCTAATACAATAAACAATCTACGAACGTTAATTCTATCGAACGCTGAAGGTTTACTTTGTAGAGTTTTATCACCAAATAACACTGTACCTGAACCAGGGAAAGTTACAATAGGGTTAACACCTGTCTTGTATAAAGCATCTCTTTGTGCTTGGTTAGGGTTCCATGCTAGTTTAGTAACGTTGCGAACATTACCACGTGTAAAACCTGCAGGTGAGAACCATGCATCAGCAACTAAATCAGCGTTAGCTGTTAGTCCTGCCATAGATCCTGCCGCTGCAATCCAACGATATACATCATTGTATTTGTCATACACATATAAAGAACTTGAATCTGCAAAGCCATAAGACGTTGAAGTAATTCCTGTTCTCCATGCTGCTACTGTAGTTTGTGGTGCTGACGCGTTTACTGTTGCCGCTCTTTGAGGAGAGACAAAGCCAACTGCATCTTTTCTTGCTGCACATAAAGCTGTAATGAAATTACTAAGTGTAATATTATCAGCCGCACTAAATCCTGAGTTTGACTGGAACATTAAGCTCATATCCATTGTTTCTGCATCAGCAAAATAATTAAGAGCCGTAGTAGTCTCGCCAACAGTTAATGCATTATCATCAACGCCACCAGTTAAGTCAATAAAAAATGCAGATACATTTACAAATGCATTTGATGTTGCTGATTGACCAGATTTTGATAATGCCGCTGGATGATTACCAATACGAATCCATTTAGATCCTGCATTGATTATAGTTTTCCAGTATAAAGAAGAACCATCAGAACCTTTAACATCACTTGCTTGTGACATATAAGTCCAAGACTCAAGAATACCGTTTACAGTTCCTGTAATTGTACCCTTTACGTCATAAACAAATACATGGATTTCATCATTAGAACCACCAACTGCGGCTGCTCCTGCTGATGTTCCTGCTTTGCCTTCAACGTGAAGTGATTGGAATGCTGTCAGTGTCTGCGTTGCTGTTGCAACAGAGACTCCAACTGAATTACCTATAACACCAGGGTAACGGGCTTGCGTCCAATCTCCTGCTGCGGGTGATTGACCGTCAAAGACAGTCGAGTTTTGTGTTAGGATACCAGTACCAGATGCTGTTGCATTTCGTGCTGATGTACCTACAGCTCTGACAACTTTTAGTGTGCTGCCATAACTTAAAAATTGGGCGGCCGATAAAACACTTTCGAATGTGTTTGCGTCGGGCTTTCCAAACGTGTTAACCAATTCTGTTTCCGATGATACAGTAACTACCTCATTAACAGTTCCCCAGGCGAACGATCCTGCCATGGCTCCTGCTGTAGATGATACTGACGGAACAACATTGGTCAAATCGATTTCTTTTACCTGTACTCCAGGCGAAACTAGATTAGCCATCTAAACTCCTTCATGTTATTAATAAGATTTCATAATACGATTTTTCTCAATATACTTATTTATACGAATCACGGATTCCATACTTGCCAGCCCTCTCCGAACGGATGCACCGCGTTTGAATTCACCGGAATATTGCCAACTGGTATAACTTCATCTTCTAATTGCTGTACTTTTGCTGCGTATAACATGTGTTTCATATTAACATCGGTAGACTCTGCAAAGAATGGGGTGGATGTAAACCAACCAAACATAACTAAGTTCATCATAAGATCATCGTGCGAGTTGTGGTCGGCCTGATACGAGCTCCCTTTAGCAACAAAGGTACTCATTTCTCTTATTGTTTCTTCATCCTTTATTACTAATTTACCCTGAGCCATAATGTCACGTATATTAGAACAGCCTATACGCTTTGTTTTCTTTGTCATGGTCACGCCAATAGCATTGGCCTTAATCATACTTTCTACGAATACGTTCTCATATTCTAAATCATAGTATAAACCATTACATACAACTTGTCCTGCATCGTTAGATTCAACGACAACATAGGCTTCATTATAATGCATAGCATATTTGTATATAAGATCAGGAAAAAGTAAAGGGCTTATCATATTATCACGGTATGTACATACCTGTACAAAAGGGTTCTGAGACACATCAATGACCGTAAATGTAGAATAGTCTTGGCCTCTTCCTCTGGATACGTCAACAAACATTTGATATGTGTGACCTTCCTCAGGCTGATCCCATATTTTAATATTATTCGTATACTCAATAGGGTTAGCGGCTCTCAGCGCTAACAGTATATCAGCACTTATTAATGTATTACCTGTACCATGAAATGAGTTGCCAAATTCCTGGTCGAACTGAAGTTGAGATGTATTCTCAATGGTCATCGCTTTCCATTTATCATCTCTTCCTGGTACGTCCCACCAATCTACTCGGGTGGATTTAAATTCATTTGTGCCCTGTAATGAACCTTCGTATAGTTTATGAAACATATTACCTATACCATTTGCGGTAGATGTAATAATGATCTTAGATGTTTTACCGGATGATATAACTGGATAGGTTGATGTATAAAATTCAGTGGCATTCTCTACGAATGCAAACTCATCAAGATATACTAAGTTAAGTGACATACCACGAATTGAGCTTGAAGATGTTGCTGCAGCAATGATTCTACTATTGTTTGAGAATCCAATAGAACCTTTGTTTAGTGTTGTACACCCTGGTTGTAAAAAGAACGGTAGGTTTTCAAGCATCAATGTAATACGTGATAACATTTCCCTTGCAATAGCATTTTTGTTTGCTAGGATTCCTACTACTTGTTCACCCTTAAATATAACATACCATAAAAGATAAGCTACCGCAGCAATAGATTTACCACTCTGACGACATGCCAGAACAATATTAAATCTATTATCTTCGAATGATTCAAACATTTCTTCTTGATACGGATATAGCTTAAATGGTATTAAGCCTTTATCCAAATGGATTACCTTACAATATTTCTTTGCAAAATACTGTGGTGAAGATAAACATTTTTTGTATTCCAGCAGTTCTTTCTTGGTCCACGGGTGTTCTACATCGGCACCCCTTACATTTGGGTTACCTAGATAATTAGTTTCTCTACTCATATTAATTCCAATTGTTCTAGATCACATTGTCTGTGAGCCCATTCTTTCCTATCTTCCCTAGATTGTAAATAAGCTGGAATTTTTTCACATGCATCCTCATGTGCATGTACACGGTCTTCGGTATATTCTTTTCCACATGCTAAACATTCATATAGTGTATCAGCCTTAATGACCGACACAGGACCATCGTATTTAATTGTCTTCATTATCTATAACTTCTACTTCATCTCTTAACATTTTTTGTAGTTCGGCTGTAGAGCCTATGAATACATTATTATTAGTCGGGCCAGCAAGAGCTGCGGGTGCATCAGCCTCAACTTTGTCGACTTCTTTTTTAGTCTTGTGGAGTTTAAGGATCTTTTCGCCTATCTCAGCGTTTTGTTTGATTAACTGACCAAGAACTTCGAATGCTCTTGGATGTTCTGATTCGCGGGCGAGTTCTAACATCAGCTCTATAGCTTCATCACCCTGTCCCGCTAAATCAAATAAGTCTCTTCTTACGCGTTCGTAATCTTCATCGACTTTACTACGCGTGCCAGTCAATCCCTTCTGGTTCGTCGCCATGTTCATGGTCATCATCGTGTTCCTGTGGGTTTTCATAATCTGTATTCCATAAATCTACTACTCCATACTTGGTTCGACTCTCGTCTTTATTACCACCTTCATATGGTATAGCAAGTTTTTCTTCAATAAGACTTTGATTAGCATCTTTACCGTTAATCATAATCGTACCAAGTACTCTTCCAAATTTACCTTTGCTCATTTCTTCTGTGTGTAAAACAAATGCACCGTCGGTCTCAGCTAATAATTCAATCAGCCTGTGCTTTGCTGCCATACCCCAAGATTTCTCTTGTAGGTTTCTTGTTCTACTCTCAGGTGTATCTATACCCATTAAACGGATGCGATCCCTCATGAATATATTAAATCCTAATTCTATATCTGCATCAATGGTATCACCATCAACAACTCTTACTAATTGTGCTTTAAATTCAAACGCCATTGTATTCTCCTATACATCAGTATCAAAAAAGTTAATCGTCTCAGTATATGGTGGATCATCAACTACCGTATTACCACCCACTACTTTCGTACCTACTATCTTTTGTGTCTCAAATTTATGAGTCGTAGGATCAACATTCTCTGAATAATCAACTTCTGTTTGGAGAATTTGTTTGCTCTTACCTAAACCTCTATAATAACGAATACGCGTTGAGAAAGATAATGTATAAATTATAGCTCTCCTCGTAACTAAATCACCCTCATAATCATCATTTAAAGTAACACTCTCTAAAATTATAGGAGTGTCGGTAGTAATATCCATTGCTGGAATATCTTTTATTGTTACTGTATACTCTGGCTGGAACATCGGAAGGATCTGTTCTAACATCTGTAGACCTTCATCTTGTGTTGAAGCAAGAATATTTAATTCGAATCCAACTTTATATACAGCCGGAGCACCTAATTTATTTAATTGTAGTGTATCACCTACAATAACTTTTGTATAATTCTTATGTTTTGATACACGAGCATTAGCATCGTATTCCATAGACGATATTTCAAATGACATACGAGGCAACTTCATAGCCATCTTAGGATCACTTGTTTGTTCAGTTAAACGAGCAAGCACTTTAGTTCTTGGTGCATAACCAAGAGGTACTTTAATTTTTTGTATAATTTTACCGTTAGCATCTTTCTTAACAACTTCCATGTCATTAAAGATAGAGCCAAATACAGATACCATCCGCCTGGTGCTTTCATTATAGAAATGATTTTCAAACATTATGGATCTCCAAACGGATTAGATTCTGTAAAGTCTATGACACTATCACCCGCAACTTCGAATTCATCATTGTCAGCAAATACATCTTGGTTATAGAATGTTTTAACAGTACCACTTTGATCAAGTGTAATTTGTGATGTTGTTCCAGATTCTGTACCAACCAATGCTCTATTAGACGCAGCTTGAACAGAGAATGTCATAAACGTACCATCACCGTTAGAACTTTGATGTGGTGTCACAATTGTTACACGTTTCAATGCAGATTCCCAACCAGACACATAACCTTCAATATTAATAGGATCACCAGCTGAATCATTAACACCAGTCCATTGTGTTACCAATTCACCAGGTTCGTATGCTGTAGCAGCACTCATAAGATAACTATATGATGTAGCATTATCCCATTCGATTGCATCAATCTCATCCCAACCGGTATCAAAGTGCTGGTCATTGTATTCAAACAATTCAGCAGTAAGAGTATAGCTTGGAAGTTTTTGTAATTGATAAAATGGAGATTTAGGTTCTACATATTTTATTTCAAATAATCGTCCAGTCATTGTCATATATAACAGATCACCTTCGGCTGGCTTAAGTCTAGAACCTACTCCTGTAGCTAGTCCACCTACCGCAGCTTCCCAACGACGTCTAGTTACTACAAATGTACCTTGATCTCTTATCTCTAAACCAAACTTGCCTAATAGATTACCATCACCTTCAAATCCATCTACATTCTCTAAATACATTTCTACAGGGAATGCTTGTGTATATTGGTTTACTGTTTCATTTAATAAATCATCTTCAGATACCTGCTCACGTGGAAGATACACCACATCTTGACCAAATATTTTAATGCTCTCTGTGACAAGATCTTCATAAAGATCCTGTTCAGATTTTACCGCACCACTGAAATATACCGAAGTTGCCATGTAATTATCCCATTAAGAAGTTATCTGGTGTCATCCAGGTTAGTCTAACTTCTTCTTCTAATTCTTTTATTTCTTCTATCGCGTCTTCAAACATTTGACGACCATTCATTGTTATTCCACCTGGCAATTGGAACCCATCAAATTTCATCATGTTTGCACCCCACTGTCTTTTAATTAATGCAGTAAGATATTTCTTTAAGTATGCGTCGTTAAATACGTCTGAAAAACTTGAGGTATTTACTATTTCCATACATTCAATAACTATGAACTGGCCAGCGACAAGATCACCAAATCCTTCGTCCATGTGAAGTCTATTCATATGTCTATTAAATCGTATATGTTCTTCGGTGTTCAATTGGTGTTCAACTAAAGATAGATGCTGCAACTTTTGTTCGTAGCTTTGAATTGAACTCATCATTCCGTCAGACATGAATACATCATTAAGGCGCATGTGATATCCCACATCAAACAACGCATTACCTGCCGTAGTATTAATTTTAAGCATTCTCATTACCGAAGTAATACTATCGCTTACTGTAATATAACTGTTTGTTATATCCGTAGAAGTAAGCTGATGCTTTAAATATGTTCTAATGACAGCGTCAGAATGATACTCTTGGTAAAATTGTATTGCATCGTCTGTACGATCTTCTAATTGATCTTCATCCACATTAATTTCAATTACAGGAGCGCCTAGAGCTCTTAAACAATGATCTTGTAATGTGCTTCTACTATTTGGTTTTGCCATAATCTTTCCTTATACATATACACTTATTTATATAATTAATCATCACTAGTTAAATCATTTGCAGCCCTAACCTCGGCTACCTTTGCCTTATATCTATCAGTGAATATTTGATCTATTGCTATATCATATAACAATGTTAATGCTGCGGCTGTAGGCATAACCTGTACAGTTCTAGTTATCAAACTTGTTGCTGGTATATAATGAATTCTAAAAAACCCTGGTTGAGTTCCCGATACGGTTTTTCCGTCTTTAGTTAAACCCGGTTGAACAGTGACATTTAATCTAAGTAAGGTAGGGGCATCAGGGTTAGTATGATGGTTATTTTTATATAATTCCTTTGCCGCTGTTATATCACCAAACGATAGTAATCTAAAGTTAGAATCTTTTGATGTTTCTCTGTGCATATGAACAAATGCCAAAGCAGCAGATTGATCATACGTTAATCTACCTAATTCAAACTTATGATTATATGTATTATTATCAAGTGAAGTTTTTATCCTAGATATCCAATAAGGTATCTTTATTTCACCGCCATTAGGAATTCCCCATGGCC